TACGTGACCCATCCAGACAACCAGATTGGCTATGAATGATTTTTTATGGGTTGAAAAATACAGACCCAAAACAATTGAAGATTGTATTCTACCTACAGATATAAAGGAGACTTTTAAAAGTTTCATAGAGCAAGGTGAGATACCAAACCTTTTACTTTCTGGCACAGCAGGTGTTGGTAAAACTACTATTGCTAAAGCGTTATGTAATCAATTAGGAGCAGATTTTTATGTCATCAATGGATCAGATGAAGGTAGGTTTCTCGATACTGTCAGGAATCAAGCGAAAAACTTCGCAGCCACTGTATCCCTTACTTCAACATCTAGACACAAAGTCCTTATTATTGATGAGGCAGATAACACCACCCCCGATGTACAACTCTTACTTAGAGCCTCTATTGAGGAATTCCAAAGAAACTGCAGGTTTATCTTTACGTGCAACTTTAAAAACAAAATCATAGAGCCACTACATAGTAGAACTACTGTAATTGATTTTAATGTCCGTGGAAAAACTAAGCAAACTCTTGCAGGTCAGTTCTTTGAAAGGTGTAGAGACATCCTTACCAGAGAGAAAGTACAGTACAATGACAAAGTGGTTGCCACCGTCATACAAAAGTACTTCCCAGACTTCAGAAGAACACTTAACGAGCTCCAAAGATATAGTTCAACAGGCTCTATTGATACTGGAATCCTCGCAGCTTTAGGTGATGCTAAGATAGATTCTCTTACAGGTTATCTAAAGCATAAGAAGTTTAATGATGTTAAGAAGTGGGTTACTCAAAACTTAGATAGTGATCCAACTGCTATAATGAGAAAGTTATATGACACTCTTTCTTCTATGATGGAAGGACCAAGTGTTGCAGCAGCAGTTTTAATTATTGCCGAATACCAATATAAGTCTGCGTTTGTAGTAGATCAAGAGATAAATCTATTAGCGTGTCTTACGCAAATAATGTTGGAGTGTGAATTTAAATGAGAACACAAACTAAAGAAAACTATTACTATATGTTTTGGATAGTTGCAATGGTAGCATTTATTGTACCGCAAGTATTCACTGCAATAGCATACAATAAACTCGCTAATATTCTTGATCAACCTTTAGAGGTTGAGGTTAAGGATATGCCACCATATAGAGTAGAGTATATAAAATGAGATTTAAAGCACTTGTTCATGTTAGGTTAAGAGGATCCGTATCTGATGCTGCTGGTAATGCAGTTATGAAGAATACACATTTAGTTGCTCCCAATCTTAAACCTCATTTGTTGAGGATTGGTAAGGCAATTGATTTCTGGTTTGATGCTGAGAGTGAAGAGATAGCAAGAGAAGAAATGGATCTTCTATCTGATAGGATGCTTTCTAATACTGTGATAGAAGATTGGGAATATAAACTAGAAGAAACAGAAGAGACTGGTATAGGAAGTATATCAAATGATAATGCTGGCACATCTAAACATGCTTTGTTTGACGCATGAGTAACGTAGAAGCACCTCCACAGGTATACTATGATAAGGATGGGTGGGAGATTTCTCCACCAATTTCTGATAGAGAATGTATCTATCGTTGTCTAGAAAACTGTCAACAACTTGCTGGTCTTGATAGGAAACAAGTTAGTAGATTGATGGATGATTTTAAAACAAAGAAAACTCAATTCATACGCAACGAAGAGTATCCTGTATTATGATTACTAAATTAAAAAATCCTTTAACACCAACCTATCTTGATTTTAAGAACTATATTAGTAGAGATACTTTTTCATGGAATCATTCAGAAGCAAGTTGGGAAGGAGCAAATCCTGGATTCTTTTCTCATCCATTTATTATAAGACCCTTCTCTGTTGATGTTGCAAAAATTCCTAAGATGGTATGTAAACATACAATGTATGCTCATCAAGTTATAGAAGAAATTTTAGATTTTAATAATATAACGTTGAATTGTATTTATAGAATGAATCTCAATAAGACTTACCCTCAAGATTTTTTAGATCAACAAACTCCAGTTCATGTTGATCACGAATTTCCTCATAGTAATCTTTTAATGTATTTTACATCTCATAAAGAAGGTGAAGGTGGACAAATTATTGTTGATGGTGAACATTATTTTCCAGAGGAAGATGATGTCATAACTTTTCCTGGTACACCACATAGTACTATCTTACCTAAGAAAGGATTTAGAGTTTCTATGGTAACTACATATCTTGGTGGATATACCAGAGGTCCACATGTGGACAAAGGTGAAATCATTCGTGATGGAGTTGATGCATGAGAATATTAGGAATCCTATCACACCATGATTCATCTGTATGTCTTATAGAAGATGGTAAACTTCTTAGATTTTATAAGGAAGAAAGACTTGCTAGAGTAAAGAGAGAATTTCCTCCTGTTAAATGTTTAACTGAAATTTATAATGAGTTTGGTGATACTATAGATTATTTCGTTGGAGAATATCATGATACATGTAAAACTTTACAGGAAAGATTTTTTCCTTCAGTAAAAGACTGGCTTGATGTAGATCATCATCAACAACATGCTAGTTTGGCATTTTATGATAGTGGATTTAAGGATGCTATAGCTATAATTGTTGATAGAAATGGAGAGAAAGCTCCAGGTGTTTGTGAGAGTGAGAGTGTCTATCATTGTTCATATCCAAATTATATTAACCCTGTTTATAAGTGTTATAATAAAGACTGGTATGGTAGATATTTTAATAGTGAAGTTTTTAAAATAGATATCAATCAGATTATTAGTAAGCAGAGTCAAAAGTATCCAGAGTGTCATTTTGCTATAGAATCATATTTCAATATATGTTCTGTATATGAATCAGCAATTGCATTAATAAATGAGCATCCAATGGAAGCTGGTAAGGTTATGGGGTTAGCATCTTATGGTAAGTCTTTTCCTACTTCACGTTTAATAGGTAGTGATAGTATTCCTATTGATTCTAATTTTCACACTAGACATATATTTGATATCAAATGGGGATCTAATGCAACAGGAAACCATCCATATACTATTAATAGGGAATTAGATTCAAAGTCAACTAAGACTATAACTCCAGATAACTATCAACTATATGCAGATTATTCACATCAAGTTCAGTGTGAAACACAACAAGCTCTCGGTGATTTAATTGAAAGGTATGCTGACCTTTCAGATAATATTTGTGTTAGTGGTGGATATGGATTGAATGTAGTTGCTAATCAATATTTGACAGAAAGATTTCCTTGGAAGAATTTTTATTTTGAGCCTCTTGCTGATGATAGCGGCAATTCTGTAGGTTCTGCTTTAATGCTACATCATGAAATTACTGGATCTATGGAACCATTTGATTTTAAAGATACTATGTGTCATGGTAAGGAATATCCCATACCAAAAGAATATAAAACATGTGAGTTGGATTTTATTGTAGATAGTTTATGTAATGATAAATCAGTTGCAGTGTTTCATAAACAAGCAGAAGCAGGACCAAGAGCATTAGGTAATAGATCTATTTTGTTCAATCCTTACAATCCTGATGCTAAGGAGATTGTTAATAAGATTAAAAGAAGAGAATGGTATAGACCTTTTGCAGCAATAGTTTTAGATTATGAAGCACCATACTTATTTAATATTGGTAATCATGAAATTAATGAGAGAAATTATAAGTATATGACAAGAAGTGTTACGGTAAGAGATCCATTTCTTTATGGTGTAACTCATGTTGACCAAACGTGTCGGATTCAAACCATAGATTATAAGCATCATTTATATCGTTTGCTTCGTAGTATAAGTAGTCAGACAGGTTATGGAGTTTTATTAAACACTAGTTTTAATTTAGCTGGTGAACCGTTAGTTGAAACACTTGCGGATGCAGAGAAAACATTCTATAATAGTGACCTAGATATTCTCTGGTTTCCAGAGACCAACCAATTTATTTCTAAAGATTAAAATGACTGTAAAAAACGTACGTTTCATCAGTGGTGAAAATGTTATCTGTGACTTGAAAGAAGAGAAAGAAGATACTATTGTAATAGCAGATGCTATCATTGCTATGCCAGCAGGTGAAGATGGCACTCAAATTGGGTTTGCTCCTTGGGCTCCATTACAAGATCCTGATATCTCTGATCTTGAAATCAACAGAAGAAATGTAATGTATATTACAGAAGCTGTCCCAAGTCTAGTAACACAGTATAATACTATGTTTAATAGACCATCAATTGTTGTACCTGAACTTAAGCAAAACAATAAAATAATCCTATGAGACTAGGTGTTATGTGTTCTGGCAACGGAACCAACTTCGAGAACATAGTTACCAATCCATTATGCAATAAACATGAAGTTGTGTTGATGATACATAACACAAAAAAGTGTGGTGCTGTAGAAAGAGCAGCGAAATGGGGAATCCCTCATGTAAGAGTACCACATAAAGATGAAGACCATATGATAGAACTCTTTAAGGTATGGAGAGTTGATCTAATAGTATTAGCAGGATATATGAGAGTCATTAAAGATCCTGATGCATTCCCTGCTCCTATTATTAATGTGCATCCTTCACTACTTCCCAAGTATAAAGGGATAGATGCTGTAGAGCAAGCATTGGAAAGTGGAGATGATGTTACAGGATGTACTGTCCATATAGTGACAGAAGAGTTAGATTCTGGTAGAATACTCCTACAAGCAAAAGTCCCTATTGAAAAAGATGACACTGTAAAAACTTTAACCAAACGTATACAACGTACGGAGTATAGTATTTTACCAACTGCAATTAACAACTTTAAATTATGAAATCTTTGAAGACACCTCTTCGATATCCTGGAGGTAAGTCACGTGCTATCACAAAGATGGCACAATTCTTACCAGACATGGGTAAGTATAAGGAGTATCGTGAACCTTTTCTTGGTGGTGGATCTGTTGCTTTGTACATGACAAAGACTTACCCACATTTAGAGATATGGGTTAATGATCTTTATGAACCGCTAGTTAACTTCTGGCAACAATTACAGGATGATGGAGATGAAATTGCGAAAGACTTACGTGCCCTCAAAGAGAAACACGATTCCACAGATAGAGCCAGATACCTTTTTCTGGAATGCAAAGAAAATCTTGACAAGGAGGCTACGCCCAGAGATCGTGCTGTCTATTTTTACGTTATCAATAAGTGCAGCTTTAGTGGTCTTACTGAGTCCTCGTCATTCAGTGCCCAAGCATCACAGTCCAACTTTTCAATTAGAGGAATCGATAAGTTACCTGGCTATCAGGAGATAATAGAGGATTGGATTATAACTAATCTGACTTATGAGAGGATGTTAACTGATGAGAAGGGAAGTTTTATATACTTAGATCCACCTTATGAAATAGGAACTAATTTGTATGGTAAGAAGGGTGAGATGCATAAGTATTTTGACCACGATGCATTTGCTCAAGAATGTGATGGATTTACTAGTCATCAAATGATATCTTATAATGCTTCCCAGTTAGTCAAGAGTCGTTTTAAAGAATGGAATGCACATGAGTATGATCACACATATACTATGAGATCTGTAGGTGATTATATGAAGGATCAGCAAGGAAGAAAGGAATTGGTATTAACCAACTATGGCATATGATGATCGATATCCTCTTAAGGATTATTTAAATAGTCTCAACTATAGTAAGGAATATCTCATGGGAGATGATCCTGGTTGGGAAAAGAATTACTCCCCTTATGTAATTAATAAATGTATGTCTCACCATATGGATACTATCATGTATGCCAATGAGATGAATCAGTATTCAGCATTAGATAAGAAGCTTCAGTATGATTTTTATATACATATAGTGAGGTCTCGTAAAAGGTTTTCACCTTGGGGCAAGAAACAGAAGATGAATGACTTGGAAGTTGTCAAACAATACTATGGTTATAGTAATGAAAAGGCTAGACAAGCTCTTAGCATTCTGACTCCTGATCAAATTACTTTTATTACAAACAAACTGAATAGGGGAGGAAAGAAATGAGCGAAGATCTTAACTGGTCCAAAGAAGATATGGTTCAGGTAACTCTAAAGGAACCTGATGATTTCTTAAAAGTCCGTGAGACATTAACTAGAATTGGAGTTGCTTCTAAAAAAGAAAGGAAGCTTTTTCAATCTTGTCATATACTCCATAAGAAAGGACAGTATTACATAGTGCATTTTAAAGAATTATTTGCTTTAGATGGTAAGAGAGCAAATCTTTCTTTAAATGATGTGCAACGTAGGAATAGAATCATACAACTACTGAGTGATTGGGGTTTAGTTGAGATATCTGATGCTGATAGAATCTCTGATGCTGCACCTTTAAGTCAGATAAAAGTTATTTCGTATAAGGATAAGGGTGACTGGACTCTTGAGTCTAAGTATAATATTGGTAAAAAGAAGCAACCTGTAAATGAAGGTTAAGGATTATATATAGAATAGATGCAATAATTATATGGCAGAAGAAGTGAAAGAAGAAATCGCTGAAGAGGAGAAGAAGAAAAGTCCGTTAGGTAAACTAAAGGATGCTATTCTACCAGATGCCGACGAACAAGCCGCCATCATCTCCACAGCAGTCAGAATTACTGTTCTTGCCTGGAGCGGTGGAATATTGACTTTAAATTATGTCGCCATACCAGGTGTACCACAACAGAAAATTGATCCAACTTTTATAGCTTCGGT